TAGATAAGATGGTCATACGCTACGAACTCCATTGTGTAAGATTCGCTGTTGCGGGACTGCATGAAGATTTTACCAGCGAAGATTTTATAATTGCCCGTGTCGTCCTGAGTGACGAGCTCCACGTCGTCGCCGAGGTTCACGTTCGCATTTGTCCATGACATATCTTTTTTAGTATATGCAATGACGAAATTCAGCTTTCTTCCTGCTTGGTCGAGGGAGCCGCTCCAATCCATTGAAACGACATAAGGAGACAAGTCGAACGCTGTCGTAACGTCATTAAGGAAAAAATATTCAGCCATCCGCGCCGCCATCCTTTTTCTTTTCGAGCTTTACACTGCCCGCGACTACTTTCAGGATATCCCCCGTTGCAACTTTGCCGTGCTTCTTCGTCAGTCCTTCATATACTGCGAGGTAGCCCTTCTGCTTGTCGGTCAGTCCTGCCGACGATACAGCAGACGCAACGGCAGACGCAGGCGAATGCCCACGTAGGATATTCCGCGCCGCCGTGATGCCTGCCCGCTGTAAGTAGGACAATTTCGGGCGCGTCTTCAAGCCCGTGATACCGTCAATCTTGTCAGCGGCCACGCCCTGAATATAGCGATATTCTTTCAAGCTGAGCGTATAATATATATCTTCTGTGCCGTCCTTGTAGCCGTACGTGAATGACTCAATAAGACAATCTAAGTTGATACTAGTTCCCGTGATAACGATGGTAACAGGATAACCTGACGTTCTCCATGCTTCAATCGTTTCGACGTATTCGCTCGGCTCTTTTGGCGTGCATACGCAAAACGAATAATACTGAGCAGGGAAAAAAGATGACAGTGAAATAGATTTAAGTCCCGTCATGCCTATCATATTGTATTCGCCGTCGTTGTTGATATTCACGACGCCGTTCTTATTACTGACGGAGCAAAAGAATTCCTCAGGCGTAACGGGCAACTTGATAGAAGAGCCACGGCAGGACAGCGATATAGAACCGCTGTCAAGGCCGAACATGCCTAAATAGGTATCCAGCGCCCCTGCCGCGATATTACGAAAACCGCCAAAAAGTCCCATACGTTCCTACCTTCCTATCTATATAAAAAACGGGGGTCATACAACGGCCCCCGTCATGCTGTTCATAGCGCTCTGTTTGAGCTTGAAGACGAACGCGCGGGCAATCTTGTCCACGTCAGCTTCCTCGCGTACTACTATAGTATCTGCAAGGGAACCAATATTAATGGACAGCCCGCCGCCGTTGTTGCCGCCGTCTGCTTTGCCGCGCTCGTATTCAGCTTTAAGGCTCTGGCTATGCGGAATAATCTGCGCCCCCGTCGGGAGGGTCACGATCTCCGGCCCCATCTCGTTGACGAGCGTGCGCCCGCCATGGAACCACGTTGAGCCAGTCCAGTGTCCTTCCTCGCCGCTTGACTCAGCTCCCGCCGCCGCGCTGGATGCCGAGGACGCCTTGCCGATAAGGCTATCAAGGGCACTGTTGATGTCGTTGATGACATTATGGAAGATGGTAGACACGCCGCTGATGATACTATCGAAGATATTGACGACGGCCTCCCACGCCGCGCTCCAATTGCCCGTGAAGACGCCTGTGATAAAGTCTATGATACCGCTGAGCACATCAAGCCCCGTGCTGATAACGCCAGCGATAACGTCAAAGGCAACGCTAACAGCCGTGCTTGCAATCGTGAACGCCGCGACAAACGCCGCGCCGAGCGTATTCAGGACAGCCGACACGATGCCAGCCGCCGCCGTCGTGCTCCCTGTCATGCGATTGAAGACAGCAACGACTTTCGAAACAAGCGCCCCTGCTTTCTGCGAGATCTGAGCGAACGCCGCCGCAACCTTCGCGGCAAAGGGGCGAATGACGGCGGCGCACTTGTTGACGACGGTTGTAAACACGGTCTGGAAGGTCTTCCAATTCGCGCTTACTACCATGACTGCCGCCGTGATAGCCAACAGCGCTAATCCGATAGGGTTCGCCGCCATCAGGACACGGATAGCCATAAAGCCGCCGCGAATGATTGAGAACAGCGAACGGAATGCCGATATAGGATTCTTGACGATGCTCGTCAGGATTGAGAATGCACGCCCCGCGCCTGCTACAACGCTGTTGAGAAGTCTAAAGGGCGCTGTCACGATAGCCTGCAAGCCTGAGAACGCCGCTCTGAATCCGCTTGCAATCATCCTGCCTGCTGATTCCATGCCAGCCTGTACAGCGGCCCGAGCGCGCGCCATAGCCGCGCCGATAGTTGCGAGTGGATGTGCGAGCGCCGTGCCGAGTCCTGACAGCGCCCCCTTGATACGTGCCATGATGCCAGCCGTACCGCCTGCCGACTTGCCGATAGCTTTCAGCTTGTTATCAAAGAGCGTCAGCATAGGCAGTTCTTTCAGGACGGCGTTGCCGACGCCGCCGCTCTTCGCGATGGCAGTCACAACGCTATTGATACCGCTGAGCATACCGCCAAACGTCGAAATAGCCGCGCCCGCCGCCGTCGTGAGTGCGCCGAGGACAACGACGCCCTGCAACACGTCAACAGCAAACTGTTTCTGAGCAGGGGACATATTGTTGATGATTTCAGCCAGCTTCTTGATATACATCGACGTACGCGCGATGACAGGCGCAAGGCCCGCCGCTAAATCCATCCCCGCATTCTTCAACTGGTTCATCGCTATGGCGGTCTTTTGTGCAGGCGTCAGGAGCTTGTCATATGCTTCTGCCGTCGCGCCGCTGGAATTCCGCATCTTGTCGAGCGTGTCGTTAAAGTCGTTCATGTCAGCAGTAAGGATTTTAAAGCCCGTCGAGCCCTCTACGTCTGGCAGGAGCTTAGAAATCAAAGTTGAATCCCCGTTCGTCTTCTCTTTGATCTCCTGCAAGAAGTTGCTGAAACCAACGGCTTTCAAATGAGCTTCTGAGAAATCCAGCCCAATAGACGCCGCCGTCTTCGCCGCATCCGTGCTCTGCTTCTGGATGGCGTTAATCAAGGATTTCATTTGCGTGATAGCTTGCGGCGTCTGAATGCCGTTCTTGGTCAGGATGGCGAGGGATGTCATCAGGTCTTCGAGCTTGACGCCTGCCAAACTAGCGTTTGTTGCTACCTGTCCGATACCCTGCGCCAATGCATCAACAGTTGTTTTACCGAGATTCTGAGTCATCAGGAACTCGTCCATGACTTTGCCCGCATCTGCCGCCGACATTTTATAAGAGTTGATGACAGTCGTCAGGCCGTCGATAGCAGTAGATGTAGACGTAAAGCCCGCTCGCGCGCCTTTTGCCGCGACTTCAAGGAATTCGGTTACATGGCCTACGTCAACCGATGCAGAAAGCGCCTGATACTCAGCCTCGGCGAGGTCCGTCACGCTCATCCCCGTCTCGTCTGATACCTTCCTGACGCCTTGCGCTAACTTCGTCATGTCGGTCACGCTGGTATCTACGAGCGTCGATACCTTCGCCATACCATCCTGAAACGACGATGACAGCTTTAAACCTTCTGCCGCCGCCGCCGCGAGCGGGGCAGACAGCAGGGAGATCTTTGCTCCAATGCCTGTGATTGTTTCGCCTGTTTTGCTGATGGTCTTGATTGTCCGCTTATTCGTCTTTTCATGCTCTACAAGGGATTGTGATACCTTGTTCAGCGTCGGCGTGAACTCATCAATTAAGCGGATTTTCGCATCAAATATTTTCACTGAGCGCTCCTCCTTTCTTGATTATTCATTTTCAGATAGGTCTTTCCGTTGTTTCTGCTCTTCTTCTATCTCAAGGCGCTGGAATGCGAAAATAATTTTTCGCTCATTCTCGCCCATTTTCATGACTTGCGCGGGGGTCATATGATGCCGTGCGAATAGTGCATAAAGCAGTTGTGTTTCGCCGTCTGCATCGTCCCCCACAATCAGTTTTTTACAAGTTCGTCAACGTCGTTCTGTGAAGCCATTCCGCAGAGTTCCGTGATTTTTTTGCCCATCAGCGCGAGCTCGCCTGCGTTGAACAGCTTATTCAGAAGGTCATACGGCGTAATAACGCCGAACTTCTTCATAAGGTCTTTGTCTCTAAAATCAGGGTCAACCGTACCAGCGAGAACGGTATCGAGGCCGATTTTATAAGAATCCTGAGACTTGACGCGCCCGTTCTTGCTGTATTCCGTGTTGTCTTCTGCAATCTCGCTGAGACGTTCGGAGCTGATACCCTGCAACTTCATGACAAACGGCTCCCCAATCAGCTTAGAAAGGCGCGGAATTTCAAGCTCTGCTGTTTCCTTCGCCGTGAGTTTTGTTTCATCTGCTTTCAGCAGTTTATCTAAAAGAGACATTTTCGATATATTCCTTTCTATCCTAAAAATAAAAAGGGGCGAAAACGCCCCTTCCAGTCTGTTATTTAAACGTCGATTTCATCGAGCATATCGTAGTCTTCAAATGTGAAGTTATAAGACTCTTCGCCGAGCTTGCCGACTTCCCAATTGATAAGGTCAACGCTGTCGAACTGTACCTTATACAGGGCGACACGCTCAACGCCATATGCATCAGGGTCAGCAAGTTTCGAGATGATAGTAAACTCGCACTGCTTGCCCTCCTTGATTGACGGGGCAATCTTCTTAATGAAATAAGACGATACCTTGTGAAGTTTGATAGAACCTTTACCAGTATAGCCTACCTGTTTATAGCCCTTAGACTGATGCATGGCCATCTTTACCTCGACTTTATCAGCCGTCAAGGTTGCCTTGCAGGCCGTCGCCTCTGCAATCTTATCGCCATCAAGCCAAACCTCGGAGCGCGTGCCATAAATGGCGCGCTTTGCTTCCATTTCTTTCATCTAAAATTAGCTCCTTTCCTGCCCTTACGCTACGGCGCAGTTGACCGTGATATTCTCAATTGCGTCAAGCGGGGACAGCTCAACATGAATAAATACATTGTCATGGATGTTCGCCTGTTTCAGCGTGATCTCGTCCATTGCTTCGAGTTCGTCACGCGTGTAAAGGCCGTTCGATTCGAGCCAATTCTTCGTGGCGGTCAGGTCGATAGATGCAACGTTCTGGCCTTTCTCAAGCAAGCCCTCGGTTTCGAGCGTATGCAGATAACCGTTGATAGCAGTAACCAGCAAGCAACGATTGTCATAGCTGTTCGCGTACTTGCCGATATAAGAATCGTGGCCCGTCTTCGTGATATCGTCATGAATCATGTCGAGAAGGTCAACGAGCTTGATTTTCTGATAATCTTCGCCCTTGCCCTGAATCGTAGTCGTAAAGGAATTCACGCCGCGTGCGACTTTGATTTTCTCGCCGTCATTGAAGAAGAAGAACTCGCCGTTGCCCACTTTCTCATCCATTTCGTCAGACGTGAAATTATCGACTTCGATAAGTTCAGGAGCCGGAGCATACGTGCAAGAAATAATCATAGGCGTGCCGCAAATGATACCAGCGACGCGCGAGCAGTATTCTGCCGTCGTGTAGGTCTTCGTTGCGGTCTTGATAACCTTGTTCGTGAAGTTGACGACGCCCTCGAAGTCGGCTTTCTGGTTCGGCAGAACGGCCTTAATCATCTTGCCTTTCGTGCGCATCGACTTAACCCAACTTGCAATGTCAGTGGCCTTTTCCGTCGTGATATTCGGCACGACAAGCCAATCAAAACGCACGTTTTCCAGCACTTTCAGAACGTCCGTATAGTCTACAACGCTGTCTTTTGCCTTGACGTTGTAAACAATTACCTTGCGCGGGCTTGTCTGGTAACCCGTCAGAGCAAGTTTAATCTGCTCCTTGCTTGCGTCCGCCATCTCTTCGGGGATGTCGTCAATGCTGTAAATTGTATAATTTACGAGGTCTGCCAGTGTTTCGTCGTTAAGAATCATGCAAAGGATTCCACGCTCAGAGCGCTGAATTGCACTGATTCCCTTTTCCTGAAACGTAACGATAACGCTCGGCATTTTTTTCTTTGCCATTCGTTTAAGTCTCCTTTATATTTTCCCTATGGTAAAGATTCAGCATTTTCCAGTTCGTTTCTTTATCCGGTATCTCATCGAAGAAAGAAACGGGGATGTCTGCTCGAATCCCGTTAAAGTCATTTCCCGCCGTCGTAACGACAATAGCGCCCGTCTGTATGTGCCTGTCCTTGACCGTAAAGCCATCATAGAAAAATTCATAGATATTGCTTTTCGCGGCGAATAATTCAGCCGCCGTTAATTCGTCGTTGTTTGCTATCAAATCAAGGTATATCGTCATATCGTGATGCAATAGCGCTCTGCTATGCAATGTCACGCTGTCAAGTATATCAAGCACAAAACAGGGCGTCTTGAAGGTCGAATCTACGGGCGTGAGATATACAGGGAAGTCATATTTTGTTTTTAGCTTTTCCTTGACTGCTGTCAGGATGTCCAGCTCGTTAATCAATCTTTTTCCCTACCTCATTCATAAATGCTTCTATTTCTTTATCAGCAACGCCTGATGATTCAAATTCCTTGCAGGCCGCCTCGAAGAAGTGACGCCCCGCGACAAAACCCGTGACGCGCCCGCTCGGCGTCGTCTGGACATGCCCACGTTCGACAAGATGATAATGTGGGGCCTTGTTGCGGAGCTTGTATTCCAGCTCAGCGCCGCTCATTCCGTCAACCTCCCCCGTCCACGAATCTTTGATTTTCTTTCTGTGTTTCGTTCCTGAGTCAGGGCTCTTTTCTTTCGCCATCTTCTTTAGCTGATTGCCCGCCTTTCGGAGATGTTTCTCAGCCGTTGCCGCGTATTCATTCGCCGCCGCCGCAAGTTGCTTTTGGTAATCGGATAAACCATTGATCTCGATTTCTTCTATCATGTTACGGCTCCCACTCTGACGACTTCCTGCTAACGCCTTTCTGCTTTTCTTCCGCGATGATTTCCAGAGATTCATGTTGCATATCAGGGTCAGCAATCGAAAAAGCGTCATAGCGTCGTCCTTGATACACGACATAGCACGGGAGCAGGATGTCCCGACGATAACGGATTATGAAAGTAATCTGGCCCGCGAATTCCTTCGCATTCTGGTCGTAGTAGTAACGCCCGCGCGCTGGTTTGATGGCGGCTGAAATGTTATGATACACAAGCCTGTATTCGCTATTATCGAATCCGCTAGAAGCTGATTTTTTGGGGAGGTATACATCAATCTTACGATTCAACGCGCCCGCATTCGTTATCATGTCGCGGCCTCCTCGTAGTCGGAGGATGATTCGATAAGTTTTAGCATATCGGTCACGCTATGGCGGTATTCTTGCACATTCGCCTTAGATACTTGAGTTCTATCCGTGTACCAATGGCAGACAAGCAGGACGACACATAAAGACATGACTGCATCATTATCTTTGTACGCCTTGCCCGTAGACGTGGAAATGTATCTTTTAGCGGCGGGGATAAGTGCTCTAATTGCTTCGTCGTCCTCCGTCATATCTTCATCAATGCGGAGATAATTACGGATTCGCGCTAATTCTTCCAACCTCTTCTCCCCTTTCGTCGCAATAAAAAAGACGGCTTTTTATAGCCGTCTTCTCTACCTTATATTTCGTTATGCCTTAGTACCGTTCTTGTTGACAAGGACAAGGCCGTTCGCGTCTACAACCTTGCCATCGACAATAGCGACGGACTGGAAGACATTCGTGCGCGTGTCGTTATCGACATAGCGAACCATGTCCATATTGTAGGCCGTGTTCAACACATAATACTGCGGGTCAAAGGCAAATGCTACCGTTTCGCCTGCCTTTGCTGCGTCGAGGCTCGGGAGGTAGTCCGTCGTGACAATCTGACGCCCGAACAGCGAACGAGCCGGAGCGCCGTCAACGCCGTAGTTCACGCGGGCGACGGGCTGGCCGTTGTTATCCGTGATGGCGAGGAAGTCGTAGAACGTCGATTCATTCATGAACACTTTAACGCCCGCACTGTAAGCCGCCGGAATTGCTTTGAACACGTTGATAATATCCTTGAAGCTGAGCGACGCGGAGAGGGCAACCTTCTGTTTAGCGTCAACCTCTGTATTAATGATGCCCGTCGGCTTGCCGTTGCCGTCGCCGCTGATGATAGCCTGCTCGAGTGCCTTGACCATAGCGCGGGCGACGTTCTCAATGACGGCGTTCTCGAATACACTGAGCGACATGACGGAGGCGGCGAACGTCACGCCGATAGAAGCGGCGAGCTCGTACGCGCCGAAAGTAATCTTCGTAACGGCTTTCTTTTCCTTCTGGACTGCATCGCCGTCATTAATCCAGCGGCCCGTTGCGCTCAGAACAGACGTAGGAACTACAACGCCTGCCGGATAAGCGAGGCGACGAACGAGCGGCAGGATATTGCCATACTGCTCAGCCTTTTCAATGACCTGATTAACAATGACCTGCGGGATAACAGCGCCAACGTCAGACATAGCAGAGGCGTCGCGATACTCAACCGGCAGGGCCGTGCCCTTCGTTACGTAGGCCATGAACGCCTTGCGATACTCAATAGATTCAAACTTGTTTTCCACTTTCTCATTTTCCTTTCTTGTCTCGATCTCGGTTCCCTTCATTTCGCCGCTGTCCATCATGTCAGCAATCTTCTTGCGTTCTGCCGCCTTGCGAATCTCAACAAGTTCGGCGTTAAGGGATTCCATTTCACTCTTGATTTTTGCGAGGTCAGCGTTTTCCTGCTCGGATTCCTTGAGCAGTTCAGCCTTTCTCGTCTCAATTTCTTGAATGCGATTCAATTCTTTCTTTCCTTTCCCCCGTCGTTACGGGATGAAGAAACAAAAACATCTGATAAAAGTCCTATCTACTATATAAGCACGATAAGGGGAACTTTTTTGCAAAAAATTTTGTCAATAAAGCGAAAGAATAGAAATACGGGCTTTTTCACGGGCGCGGCGTTCCTGTTCTTCGTGGAGCTCCTTTAGGGAACGCTTTACGATCTCCAATGAAGTTGCGTCATATGCAGGGAGATCTACTGCCGAAACGTCGATGACTGCCGAGATAGCTGTGATATGTCTTGTATGTGTCGGCTCATCAAAATACGCATTGGAGACGGCATACGCATAAGACATTTTACAGATGTCGCCGCGTTTGATAAGGGCGAAGATGTCGCGCCCCGCTGTCGTGTCTGCAAGCTCAGCGTCTACACGGAGGCCGCGTTCGTCAACAGTCAAGCGTAAGGTATCGTTATGAACTGTTGCCAATGCTAAATAGCTGTCATCATGGTTGTAACGGAATACGCATTTAGAGAAATCGCAACCATCAAACGCGCCTTTGTCGATGACTTCCTTGTAGTCGATGCCCGTCTCGTCGTCGTGGTATACAGTTGTCGGGGCGTCGAATACAGCGGCGTAACCTGTTACCGTCAGGGCCGTGTCTGCATCTGCCGCCGCGAGGTCTGCTGTTCTGTACTCATACTTATTCTGCTGTGTCGTCATTGTTCACTGTATCCTTTCTTTTCCTGCCGCGCCTCTGTTGCTGATACTGGTCTACGAGGTTGACGTTCGCAACGTTGAGCGTCTGTACTCTATCGTTGCCATCTTCAACAGGCGGGAGATTGAGAATCTCGAGGGCTTGGTTTGTCGTCAAGATGCCCAACGGCCTGAGCTGTCGTATCAATTCAACCTTTGTTGCTGTTGATGCATAAGTAAGGCGGTTCGCGTCGAAGATGATTCTGTTGCTATCTACCAATTCCTTAGACGTAAAGAGCTTTCTGCTGAATTCCTGAGACAGGGCAATAGCATAAGGCTCTATAGTACCTTCAAAAAATGCTTGCCATTCCTGTTCGTTGAATGTCCCGTTTACAATGTTCTTGCTGATGCCGAAACAATGATAGATGCATTCCGTAATGTAATCTAACTGCGACGTGTCGGCGGCAACAGGGTCGCCGGCAACGGGGACGAAATTGATTGTGGAATCAGTCGTGACTATTCCCCCGTTCGCGGGGTTATGCAACTGCTGGTTCAGCAATTGGCTTTTCTCCTGCCAGTTCTTCGAGCCAACCTGTCCGGCTATGCTCGCAATTCCCTTAATCTTGCCGCTGTTGACTGCCGCATTGGCAAAGGATTGCTGTAAGGTATCCAGCAGTTTCATATAACTATCAAGGTTCGATTCATTGCGGGCAATCAGTTCGCCATCTTGGAAATTATGGCGAATGTGGATAACATCAGCATAGGGGATTGTCTTGCGCTTGCCGCTCGTGAAGACGAACTGTAAATAGATGTCGTCGTTTTTCTCTTTCGGCTCTACGGTCGAATAGTCCAGCGGCCACAATGACAGCACACGCCCGTAGTTGTCGCGCTGGATTGAGATGTAGGCATTTCCACGACTGAACACGTGCGCCGCGACTTTATAGAAAAAGTCGAATGCTGTCATGTATGGATTCGGGGCGACGGTCAACAGCGTCACAAGCGACGAATCGACGGGGCTTTTCTTGCCGCCAATAGTCTTGACGTGCGTCGGGTTCAGCTTTGCGGCGTGGCGTGCGATGGTATCCACGCAAGTTCGAATCAAGATATCATCTGAATACGTGCCGCGCGATGTGAAAACCGTCTGCCAGTCATTAATGTATTCCAGTCTGGTTACATTCTCGGGCTCTTTGTCTTTCTTGCCGAAAATATTCTGGAACATGGAACGAAATTCCAATGAAATTGCTCCTTTCAGTTTGTATAGTTGCGAATCATGACTTGTTCATAATTGTCAGAGCTCGCGATGTGGGTTCTATTTCTAATCGGGATGAATTCAAAACCGTCATACAAGCGGCGCGTTTCGGGCGTGTCGTAGTTCGTCTCCATCAGCAGGACGCCGCGCGCATCCAGTTCACGATACACGGCGGCGAGCCGTTCCTGCGCCGCGTCCTTGAATGTATCGGCGTTGTAGTTGATGAAGGTCGTGGCCTTGGGCCTGCTGTAAGGCGGGTCGAGAAATACAAAATCTCCCGCGTCTGCCGCAGACAGAGCGTTTTCATAGTCGCCGTTACTTATCGTGATATCGGCTGATTGCAGGAAGTCGGCGGCGCGGTCGAAGTTATCCGAATCGAATGCCGTAAACTCGCCCCAACTGCATAGATAGCTCCCGTTCTTCTTCTGTGTGAAGCGGGCGCAAAAGCAATTCTTGGTCAGGAAACAAAATAGCGCTGTAACGTCCTGAGCCGCGCGGAGGCGGGCGTTAAGCCGTGCAAGGTACTCTTTTATCTTCGCCTTGCGCGCGGGCGTGTCCAGCGCGGTATACTCAGCCTGTAACGCAAGATACTCACTTTTGATTTCTTTTGCTCTGCCGTCCTGCATGTCAGTAAACGCCTGATAGATAAGGGGATGAATGTCATTGATGTAAGCCCTCCTCGGTCGGAGATCAAACAGCATAGCGCCGCCGCCGAGGAACGGCTCGTAGTAGCTGTTAAAGGACGCGGGCAGATGCGGACGAATCTTGCTGAGCAAGTTCCGCTTGCCGCCGCGCCACTGAAAGAACGGGCGAATTGGCTTTTCTATGGGGATTCCTTCTTTCTCTTTTAAATGTTGTCCTTGTTGTCTAAGTACACGCAAAACGCATCCAGAAACGCCGCGTATCCATCAATCCTCGTATTCCCTGCCCTATTCTTATATGGTTTTATGTTGCCCTGTGAATCCGTTATAGCCTGAGTATTGAGAAGATTCCAGAGAAAAACAGGGTTGTCATTATAGAATATCTTGCGTTGTTTGAAGTACGCTTTTGATTCATACATCTGACTGGATAGCCCTTTGAAGTTCTGTTGCACTTTGTGGCAAAGATTCGCGCCGAAATTGTTCTCTAGGTCTGCTGTCAGGTACTGAGCGTTATAAGCGTCGTAACCGATGCCATAAGCATAGATGTTATATTGTTCCTGTATCTCGAGGAACCATTGAACAACGTCCTTTTGGTTAATGATGGAACCTTTGCAGACTCTTACTAGATCTCGCTGTATCCATTTGTTGTACGGCACTTTGTCGCGCTGGATATGTTCCTCTACCGTGTCCTCTGGTATCCAGAACTGTGGCAGAACATAAAGATTCCCCGCGCAAGGGATAAGTGCAACGGCGGCGGTCAAGTCTGTTGTCTGAGACAAGTCAACGCCGCCAAAATAATAAAGCCCCGACAAGATGGCGGGGTCGAATGGGCAACTATATTTCACATCTGCAAGTTCGAAGAACGCTTCGCGGCTGGATTCCCTAAAGTTGAACTGTTTAACAAGCAAGTCCCGCTTCGTCTTCTCATCCAGTTTTGCGCGGGCGACTTCGTGGGAAAGCGTTTCAACGGATTTGCTAACGCCGAGATTCGGGTTCGCTTTCTGCCAGCAGGCAGGGTTTTCGAGATCGTTTTTATCATCTAACTCATAAAGCAAGGGGAGCGTGCGCTCGTCACTGTATGAGCCATCTTTATAGCCCTTCAAGATACGCATGTATTCGTCATACTTGCTGTCAAAGATAGAATCAGGGACGATATAGCCGCCTGTTGATGTTATCATCGTCAGGGGCTGAGCGCGCGAATACATACCGCCAACAATAACGTCATACATGTTCCTATCTTTCAGGGCGTGCAACTCATCAAGGCAGAAGACAGACGGCGCGAGGCCGTCGAGGGAGCCGCTATTACGGGACAGCGGAGCGAACACGCCGAAATTGCTAGGGCATTTGATTTCATGAGACATACAGCGGAGCCGCTTCTTCAAGGCGGGGCTTGTCTCAATGATTTGCCGCGCCATATCCCATAGGATTTTGGATTGTTTACGGTCAGTCGCCGCGCAATAAACCTCGGGGGCGTTCTCCCCGTCTGCTATCATCAGATAGATGGCGATAGCGGCAGATAGCAGGGTTTTCGCGTTCTTGCGCCCGACAAACAGAAACGTTTCCCTGTACTGCCTGAGCCGCGTTTCACGGTCAACGAATCCGAATATGCAGGAAATATATGCTTTCTGCCAGAGCTCGAGCTTAAAGGGCGGATTCCCCCGTAGTTTCGGGATTCTCATAAACGTTTCTATGAAGTCGATGGCACGGCGCGCGAGCTCGTCGTCGTAGACATAACGCCCCGTGTCATCATGCATGTTCTGGATGATATGAGTATACACGGCTTTGATTTTCGCGCCCGCTACGATCTCCCCCGACTCAATGGCGGCGGCGTATTCTTCTATACAGTTCATGCAGTAACTTCACTTCCTGCTTGTAGATGTCGAGCGCGGGGTCTTCTTCTATGGGCGTTTCGAATTCAAAGGATGATTCGATGATAGGGGGATACTTGTATTCGTTGCGGGGGCGCGGTACTGGTTCGATATCCAGTTCAAAGGAGATTTCTATCTGTTCTATCGGTTTGAGCGGCTCAGATGAAAAAGTTATTCGAGTGAGTGGTTCAGATTTCTTGTGCAATCGGTTCAGCTCCTATCATCTCATCTTCGTCATTATAGACAGGCTTTAGCGGCCTGCCCGCATCCTGACAGCCTGCCGAATAGCCGAGGGCGTATGCCATGTTAGCGACGGCCTGCCAGTCAGGATGATTTTTACAGAGTTCGTTGAGCTTATCCATATTGATCTCCTTATTTCGATTTCTTGAGAAACGCGGTCAGGGCGTCTTCCTGCTCCTCCGATTGTGGTAAAAATGCCTGCAACTGTTTTAGTGAAGCTGTAAAATCCTTGTGATACTGTACATAGACTTGTACAGCGGGATGAACACGGATTCCACGTTGACCTCCGCCATTGTTGTACGTCGTTACAACGCCCTCCCTTGTTGTCTGTTCTTGTAGTTCGTCAAGATAGGCCGCTAAATAAGCAATTCGCGCGATTAGCATATCAGTTACGGGCGTTTTGTCCTGTATACATCCATCCAGCTCAGCCTTGTAGCTGTCTTGCAGGGCTTTTCTTTTTTTCTCTTTCTCTTTTTTCGTCACATTGTCGCCTCCCCTAGGTCATTCAAATAAGCATATTCCCCGAAATAAAGCGGGGCTATTTCGTTGTATCTCCTTGCTGCTTCTATGGGCGTTGAAAAAGTACCAAAATAATGGCTTTTCCCGTTAATATACAGACATGTTTTATATTTATATGTGTACTTTTTTAACCGTTTTGAAAACCGTCTGTCTGCTTGGACGCCTTTAAACCCCGTTGAACTTTTTACATGTGCAACTTTGTTGAAGGCGTTCTGTTGTTTCGTGGCAACACGCAAGTTTGATCTCCTGTTGTCGAAAGTATCATGGTTTATATGGTCTACAAATAAGTTACCATCAGTAACATTCATAATCAGACGATGGAGAAAACCGTGTTTTGTGTTGTATGCATATTTTCCTTTATGTGCATACCATCTAATATCTTTTACACGGTTGTAATCTTCGTCATCAACAATGGCAGTGAATCCATTTACCATTTCTATTGCTTTACTCATATATTTTTACCTCTTAATTGAGAATAGATATCATCTATTATATTGTTTGATACCTCCCCGCCTGTAAAATCCAAAATATCGAAAATTTGACGGCGCGCGCAGGTCTTGAGCAGGCCCCGAAAAAATCCGAGGTAGGGGGGCTGTGTCCACTCAGAAAAGACGCAAACAGCGGGCAAAGGCTGAGCGGCAGACGACGGAGCCGTTATAGGTTGTCTGGCCTTTGCTGATGCCGTAGCGCGTCGAGCTGTTGGCGCTGTGTGTATGTGTAGCGGTCGGCGGCGGCAGTCGATACGCTAACGGGGTTGCCGTCGTCGTCGAACAGAATGTGACGAGCGTCAGTGTCGCCGCCGCGCTGATGGATGTAGTTGTGGCAATCGTAACAGACGAGCACAAGGTTATCAGGATTCAGTGTTATGGACGTGTCCCCGATATTATCAGGCGTCAAGAATTTTATATGATGAATCTCACGGGCAGGCTTACCGCAAATCTGGCATAAATGAAAATGTTGCTCGCGAATCATGCGGGCCGTTTTTATCCACGCCGCCGAATTATAAAAAGGCTTCGAAAATTTCTGAGCCATAAAAATAACGCCCCCTTAAAAGTCAGGCCGTCTCAAAACGTATGTCAAAATATTTCGCCGCGATGTCAGGATAATCATGCTCGAACTGCTGAGCATACCGCATGGCGCTCGCATTGTTCTCCATCTCGCAGAACTGCCGGAATGATTTCTTCTTGAAGATTGACGGCTGATTAGTCCAGCGGGCCAGCGTGATATACATTCCCTTGTACGGGCTTTGATTGTAATTGACGTGTCTAGTGACATAGGGAATAGCCTTATTCTCCATCAGGATTTTGATGCGTTCAAAGGCGTTTTCAATGTCGTCCGCGCCCTGACTTGCGTAACCAGTGAGAACGTAAAGTTTAGGGAGCCGCGCTTTCTTCGCGTTCGCGTGCCATGTTCTAAGACCGCGCTTAATATATTCCGCGTCTTCAAGATGGTCAAATGCGAAGATGATATCCCCATAGTATTTCGAATCCGTGAGCGCCTGCGCTTTTGCATCCGTTAAAAGTCTGATGTCCATTCCCTGACGGAACTGGAAACGGCGTCCTGTTTCTGCCAGCTCGTCGAATACGTCGCGCCAACGTGGATAACCTAGAATATTATCATCCCATAAGTAAATACGCTTTCTTTCAGGGTCGAAGAACTCGGATACATGAGCATGAAACATGACGTGACTCGCCTGAGCATTGACGCAGAACGGGCAGTGACGAAAACAGCCGCGCGTTGCGAATCCGATAGAGAATTCTTGATAGTCTTTGAACTTAGACGGCTTCACTCCCGCCGCTATCTGATGCTCGATGTAAGTATCATACAGATGATAATCTGGCATAACGTGCTCGACTTCATACGGGAGCGCCCGCATAAAGCCCGCTTTCTCTAAGTCTTTGATGTCGGTCGTACTGCCCTCGAATTTCTTGAACCCTTCGGGAAAGCCTGTCCCGCCCCATGAAAGATTAGGATATAAAAGGACGCCATCAGGGATAGAGGTAAAATCAAAGACGCGCGCTAAAAAGATATGGTCGTATTCCTTCGCGCCGCCGTTTTCCAGTTCTTTATAATCCTCGATAAGCTCAGCCTTTTCGCCGAGCATGTTATTGTAATAGCCTGCTAGTTTCAAACAAACAAGATTAGGATGTCTTGTACCGCCGTCAAGTAAGTCTGCATCAATGATACCTATCCGTTTCATCTTCTACCTCCGATATGATTCAGGATTCAGGGGCATAAAAAAAGAAAGTCCCCTCTATCATATAAGCACGATAGAAGGGACTTTTTTGCAAAAACTTATGGGGCGCGCTAGAACTTTAGGAAAGCTGTCACAATGAAGAAGATTAGCGAATAAACCGCCGCGCCGATATAGTGGCCGCTGAACAGTAGGATTGACGCAGGGACGATGAGCATTAACAAGTAGATGAGAATCAGGAAGATGATAACGCGCCGTAGGCGTTTCTGATAATCTTCGAAGTCCCGTTTTAGCTGTTCGGCCTGCTCAGTCCAGTATGTTTCGAACAAGTCAAGGTTATGATTATGATTCATGTTTATGGCTCCCCTTTCTTTTCCGTTCCGCATCTTCGCGCGCCCATTCCTCTGCCCGCATACGCTCATACTCCTCGGCGACGCCTGTCAGGTCATTGTGGTTCGACAATAAATAAAAGGCGTCGGCAGGATACAGGGCGTTATATGCCGTGATGGCCTTTGGTAGGCTTGTATAGTACGTCCTGCCCTTGTAGGATACGGGCTTGTATTCGCCGCCTTTATGCTCAGCGACATAGATAAGCGCGCCCATGCCCTTGCCGCTCGGCGTGTATACCGTGACGCGGCAGGAGCAAATGGCGTGGCCGTTCTGGTCACAAAACGGGATGACTTCTTTCCATGCCATGATGATTTGATCTCCTTTCCTGTTTATTCGTGTATGATGTCATCAAGGGATATCTCGCGGCGTCGAATCTTGCTGAGACGGCGCGGGGATAATACCTCATATTCTTCTTTTTTTCGGTTCCATCCTTTGCCTTTAGGCTGATGAAAGTAAAGTTTATCAATCAATGTGTCGTACAAGTGTTTAGGGCAGTTCTTCGCCATGTCGATGACTGTCTTTTTGCTATAGTGCTGGTAATTCTCTATCTTAAAGATATTCATATGGTATCACAAACCTCGGAGCTGTTCGTCGAAATAATAAAGGAGTCTGGTTGATGTATTCAGGCGGCGCGCGATTTCTGCGAATGGTAGACAACAGAAGTATTTCAGGAACGCGAAGCGGCGAAGATGAAGGGGCAGTGTCATTAGGAATTCTTCGATTTCTAGTAGCAGTTGCCCCGCCTGTATCGAGCCATCAAGCGCCGAATAGTAGATGTAAGCATAGCGCCGTAGAAGTCTGTAATTTTCCGTTTCTATCATTGCCATTCCTCGCAGTCTTCCAGATATTCCTGTTTAGTCCAGTCTGTGTGATAGAAAGGCAGGCGCACGCGGTCAAGGCCGTGCCGTACACAATAACGCCTGATGCCTTTACGGACTGAGTTTAGCGGGAGATCGTACTTGATGGACAGCTCTTTTGTATCCATCCCAGCCGAAAAGTCAGTATATAAAGCCTTGTCGCGGGCGTCGTAGTACGAGCGGGGCTTCTTTCGGCGGGCTTTCTGAGCCGTCGAGCGGCCCGTCAGGTCGTCGAAACCCATCAATTTAGCGGCCTTTTCCTGTCCTTTGCCCGTCATGATAGATACAAGCAGTATATACCAGTTTTCCCGATTGTCATAAGCGTCCATGATTATGGTTCCCCTTTCTTTGGATTATAGTTGCATGATGCGGTTATAAGCAATGTCAAGATTCTCCTGCATGTCGTCAATCTTCGCGGCGGCAAAGTCCTGCAAGGCTTCTTTATCGCCGTCGAAAAGCATTAGCAGGGCGAAAATATAACCAGCGTCGCCTGTCGCGATGTATTGCAGGAGTTTCAGTGTTTTCTTATCCATAATGTAATATCTTTCCTTTCGTTAGGCAATCTGAGTAAATGCTCTGTTATCGTCATTTAGATGCCAGATAGATAGGAGCCATCCGGCTTTTTTTGCTTCTGATAACGATACAGGCAACATGACAGAATGGGAATACAGGACGCCGTTGCTATAGTTCGGGGCTTTAGTCGTTCGGCGGCGCGTCGTGTCGATGTTATTCAGCCATTCACGTTGGCGTGGGCCGTCACATACGTACATCTTGCGCGAGCTGTCGATGTAATAGGTCAGCAGATGGCACTTGCTGTTATATGCCCATCCTATTGTATTCTTCGCGTCATTCGTAACCAGTTCTAAGCCAATGTCGCCATAGTCACGGGCGCGCGCTTTTGCTTCTAAGAACTGCCATTCGCGGTTAGGATGAGTCAGAAGAAAATCCACGTCCATGCGCTGGAATACTTTATCTTTTGATTTATCCTGATACGGTACGTTGAACTGTTCCATCAGGATTTTCGCGGCGTTTTCGCCCTTTTTCCCGATACGGCATGATGTTTTCCATTCAGTTGTTTCCATGTGTAAAACCTACTTTCGTAAACCTTCCCCCGTCCTCGCGAGGGCTTTCAGTTACTTATTACCGTTCGGTTATCCGTTTACACATGGAAAAGGAAAAAATATTTGATTTTTTGAGAGAATTTTTACAAGATGTCGGCTGGATTCAGATTCGTGGGCGTCTTATCAATGAGCACGGCGAGATCTTTTACGCGCGCCTTATCATCGACGACGTGGCTCGGGCAGTAGATGTTAAGGTACTTGCATAGGTAGTTGATGGCGGTTGCTGTTGAGCAATGAGCCAATTTCGATACGACGTTGATAACGTCATCCGCGTGGCCTCGATTGCAGGAGCATACATATCTATCATTGTTGGCGTTGCGGTACAGGGTTGCTGATGGATGGCGGTCAGGATGCTCGTCATAGATGCAACGGATTGCTGTCCCGTACGGCAAATTTAACAGGGCGCCGAGGCGGGCGTTCTCTTTGATGTACGGTATAGGGGCCGTAACAGGTATCAAGGACGGCAAGGCGACATAGGACGGCGGGAGCTCTAGGCGCTTAACCGCTTCTATGGCGGCGTTGGTCGGCTTGTCTACGGGCGCGGCAGACGTGCGCGGTTTACTGTTCGTATTCCGTACTGTATTCTTGCGCGTCGCCCCGTAGGCTTTTTCGTAGTCATGACAAGCGGCGGCGATGTCGTCGGCCTTGGTATCCAGTAGGCTGAGTAGGTCGGCGGCAGGATACTGGACACGCGCCGCCGAGATCAAGTTGCACGTGTACGGGTTCTTAGGGTCTTTCGTATGGATGCTATACGGCACGCGGAGCAGGCGTGACACGTCACGGGCGCAGGGGTCAGCAATCTTGATGCATTCTATCAGCTTATCCTCTATCGCCTGCCAGTCTTCGCTACTGTTGACGCCGTAGCAAGCAAAGTACACATGATAACCGTTTCGCGTTTCGACGACGGCTGTCGGCTCCGGCAGGGCGCTGATGACTGCCCGCATCTTCTTTTTGCGACGGGCAACCTCGTCGAGCGGCAGATATTTGCCGTTTTCCTTGCCCGCGTCGATGTCGAGGAACCAGCTGTTAAAATCCGTGATGTCTTCGCCCTTGACCTTCTTCCTGCCGTCCTTGTACTGGTTGCTTGTGTTCGGCGTCAACCAGAGATTCGTTGACATGTCGGGGCGCGTCGTGGCGTACATGCCTTTGTTGCGGAGCTGATACATCTGCATACCGTGGCCGCCGCAAACATATTCCTTATAGATATTCAGCTTTTCGCCCGTCGTCATGGTCGGGGCTTCTGGCAGACGTTCGGGCGCGTTCGAAGATGTCGGCGGCGTCGTGTCGCCATCGAACAAGGGCGCCCCCTTCTTTGCCATCAGGTACTTGTCTAGGTCATCCAGCGCGCGGGAGCATAGTATGTGCTGTAGTTCGTCGCGGAATAGGTCATACAGGTCTAGGGGGAGCCATTTTGTGCGCGTGACGATGCAGGGGTTGACATAGTAATGCGTTGCGGAGCGCCCGTTGATATTCTGATGGCGTTCTTTAATAACCTTCATGCCAGTCAGTTTCTTGTATAGCTTCGCCCACGCCGCGCGGTTCGCTTGTGTGATGCCGACAATCTGCCGCAACTCTGCCGGAGTTGTTGCAGGGCTTTTCGTATGGGCGTGTCTGTCCCATGTGCAAATACGGTTGCTGTCATCTATCGACATGATAAGCGTATAAGCGCGCCATGCATCAGTAGGGCTCCCCGCAATGTCCAATAGATCTCGGGGAGATATGTGGACGGTCGTCCCCTTGCGCCCGCCGAATGCCAAATATCTTTCGTTAGCGTCGTCCCAATACTTGACGGGGTTGCAATATAAAGTTGCCGTTTGTCCATTCAGCGTTACGCTGTGTGAGATGACTTTGTTTCTCATAGATGTTTCCTCGTTTCAGGTAATAGTTGATTTATGCAAGCGTTTTCGTTTTGCCTCTGGACTTTCGTCCCACTCATTTTTCCTATTACCTTTCCGATTCTTTTATATGAGGATGAGGTAAAATTTTTTCGAGATTCGCTGAACCTCTACGAGGCTGTTGTTGGTATTTTTCCAACACGCCGTTCTGATGGTCATCAAAAGCGTGTTGGTTTTTTTCCAACATTCAGGGGGGTCAATGTTGGAAATTTACCAACATGCCCTAAACCCCTGTAAACCCTTGTGCCATAAGGCTTTAAGGTACTTTTTCGGGGTCGATTTTGCGAAATTCCCTATATATATAATAATTTCGCAGTTCGCCGTTCCTTCTTCTTGGTTGGCGGGTTCCATTCTTCTTTCAAGGTTCGCCGTTCTGCTTCACGGTCGATCTCGCGGTCGAAGTGGGTACGGCTTGAGATAGGCAGAGCGCAGGCGCCGTCTTGCTATGTTGGTAAATTTCCAACAACCTTGTAGCGGGGGGCGCGTGGCGCGTTCGCCATCTCAAGTAATCCTTTCCCCTGCTGTTCCGATGTCCAGCGATACATAGCCCGCCGTCGTCGCCCCTAGCAGACGACGAGCGCGGCGTGACTTGTCCGGCAATGATACCCGCATCAGCAGACAAAGAAGAATGACTTTAGATTAGTACGAATTTAATTTTAGGATTTCAGCTTTTTGCATTTCGAGCGGCTTCTTCACGCGCGGCGTTATCCTCGGCGATGGATGCCAACAACACGGCCTGAGCTTCTTCGATAGATATGCCGCTCGTATTGCCCAACGGGTCGAAGTTAGGGGCAGGCTGTTCGTCTTCGTGACTGTCGTCCGCATCCGAAACATCAACGGCTCCCTCGCTGATGCTATCGAGATATTCTTCATATTCTGCATCGTAGTCAGCCTCGGGGTCATCTTCTGCCGGAGCGTCTTCGTCGTCAGGGGCGTCCACATCCGCTTCATTGATCTCGGGAGCTTCTTCCTGCTCGGCCTGCTCAGCTTCACGGGCCTTGCGCTCCTTGATACGTGCTTTCAGGCGTTCGAATGCATTGCCCTTGCCCTTCTCGTCGCCTACGGCGTCCTCTGACGGCGTTTCTTGCTCAGCCCTAGGAATCATATTCAGCTCCGATTCGACGGGGCTTGCAGGGGAGGACGCGCGGTCCTCCCCTTCGATGGTATCCTTGACCGTCTCGCGCGCGGCATTCATCTGAGCGGCGGCGGCCTGCATGTCGGCCTCCTCGTGGCGTGCTTCTTCGTCTGCCTTTGCTCTGAGCGCGGCAAGGTCTTCCTTGTGTTCGTTCATCGTCACATCTATGTAGTAGCGCAGGGCGTCCCGCTTGTCTGCCAGCTTCTTTTCTTCGAGTGCTACCTTCTTCAAGGCTTCTTCGATAGATGTTTTCATCGTCTTAATTTTCTGTTCTTTCGAGATCAACTCAGCTTTCAGCACTTCAACCTTGTTCGGGTCGCCGTGCTCAACCTGATAGGTCAACTTGGTCATCTTTCTCAGTTCTGTCTTAGTCATAGGTCATTACCTCTTTCTTTAAAAATAGAGGGCGCCCTGTACCTAGGCGCCCTCCGTCATAAACTCCTGTTCGTTACGTTATACGCGGTTTATATCCTCCAACAAACATCCCACTTCAATATCTTCGCCATCATCCCACTCGCCGCACTGCTCGAGGTTCCGTTTAAACAATTCGAGACCGTGTTGCAATGTTGTTAGATATGATTCAGCGTCGTAGAGCCCCTCGCCGCTGATGCGGGGCGATTTATATATCAGCATGTAGTTCCATCTGATGAGATTGGCAACCTCTTCCGCGTCCATACTTGCCCATGTCTTCCAGTTGTCCTTGTTAATGATGCCGAGGAAGATTTCCCGTCTCAGTACGGTTGCACTGCGCGGCTCGTGCGTTACCAGTTCGCGCTCCGTTAGGTCGTCCACATATTCCTTATAGGCTACCAATATGTGCCTGCGCTCGTGGTTAATCATATCCGCAATCGTGTCAATTTCTGCTAGCTGTTTGCTGAGTTCCTTCTCTCTCTCGTATCCTAAATTTTCAGAATACGTTTTTAAAAGTTCCATTACGCATCCTCCTCCGTGCTGTAACCGCTCTTCATGATTTCATCATGCAGGTAGTTCGCCCATGAATCCTCCATCAGATTGTAAAGGCGGTCAACCTCTTCGTCATGTGCTCGTCCTGCCAGTGTCTTCTGACTGTCTAGCAGGGCAATCACATAACCGCGCGCTTCTTCGTATTCGTCATCAAATCCGCATCCTGCGAGATCGTTGAACATATTGTAGAAGCGGCGGTAAATCATTTGAGACAGTTCGACGGGGTTAGTCAGATGCGTGTCATACAGAAGATGGCTCGGATTCAGCAACAAGGATTCCTCGAGGCGCTCATACGTATTTCTTACGCTGTCTTCGCCCCGCGCGTTACCAACGGCCTTAACATCCGTATAGGCTTTCCATCCCGTCACGTAGTCGCCGACGCAGACGGCATAGATACCGTCATCAATCTTGTCCGCGATTGCCGCGAGTGCTTCGTGTTTTGAATACATCATAGTTACATTACCTCTTCTTTCTTCCTACCAACCAAATTACGCCGTGACCGCCGCGATATTCGCCGCCGTCTGTTTCATCGCATCAACTAATCCTTTGTAGGATACGTGGTACGCTTCTAGATCTCGGGCGCTCCGCTCCAGCTCGTCGCGGTAACTGCCATCTGCTAGGGCGTATGCTGTAATCATACGCCCTACAAGCAGGCCGTCGCGGTTGAAGCTGTCGAGATCTTCGGGGGTTGCAATCATCAAAACTGTCCGCGTTTCGCGTAACATGTCCCAATGCTCGGAGCTGATGTCGGTTAACATCAGCTCCGAAAATGCTTGCCATGCCCTCCGAGGATTCTCAGCCCTCGCATAAGCCTCGGCGCGTTTCAGTTGCTCGGTTGTTCTGTCCATATAACATCCTTCTTTCTTTAGTTGTCTGTGTGCCGTTCGCCTCGGGGGCCTTGCCTTTCGGCTCAGCCCCTTGGCTTGATTCTATAGTACAACTCTTTTCACTAAATGTCAAGCACTACTTTGCAAAAATATATAGTGCACTAAAATTACTGCACTATATTTTGACAGTGCTGTGTAGTGCATCTATAATATATTTGTTGGAAAGTGCACTAGGAGGACGATGCTATGAGACAAAAGTTCCAAAATGTGAAATATCTGCAAACTCGCACATCTAACGAAAAATTAGAATTATTCAGATATTTCACAAAAGTAGATAAGATAAATGGCACTAACATCATTAACGCCGCAATGGATTCTTTCATTAATAGAAAACTGAAAGAGATTGATATCACTGATTTTGTAAAAGAGAATCCTAAACTAGGGGCGGCTCTAGTAGAATACAAGCGACAAGAAAAAATTATCATTAATGATATTTGTGGCGAGGTTGCGATGGCGTCAGGAAACCAAGAGCTCGCCGAGGATTTTGCCAACTTTTCCCCGTCTGCTTTTGATTTTGATTCATGGACGCCTGAGATTATCGGGCGTTATGATGTCGCCTTGATGGATACGGCGCGCAAAGTCATAGATGAATACTTTTCTATTGGCTATTCCCCCACACTGAAAGAATTGCAGGATAAGAAAGGAACTGCCGAATACCGTGCCAAACGCCGTTATGATGCAGATGCGATTTTGAACGAATTGAAAAACCTGTGAACCGCGTCCCCTGAATAGGGGGCGTTTTTCGTACACTAAAAGGGGAGGACGCGCGGTCCTCCCCTCGGTCCCCTACTCATTCAGCTGTTCCAATACGCCCCTGACACGCCCCACGGCGTCGGTTAGCCCCTTCGCCCGTGGTTCCCGTACTTCTACGTCTGCCGCCATCTCCTGCAACGCCCCCGTATCGACGCCGCCATAGACTGCGGCCTCCTTCAAGATCTCCGCGCTCAGCTCCGTCAGGCTGTCATACCGCTCAACAGGCTTGATATATTCATCGTTCGGTATGTTGTGCACTTCGTCGCGGTATTCAATTCGGATATGTGCAACGCTGTCAGCTTTCAGCCCGACGAGCGCACGCATCGCGGCGCGCGGCGTCTTGTATGCCCGTTCCTGTGTCTGGATGTCCCCTAGATGATACCGCCATACGACGACGTACTTATACATGCATCTGCTCCCCCTTTATCTTATCATTCAGACTATATTATAATACAAGTAATGCCTTTTCATAGCATTACCTCCTATGTATCAAGCCCCCGTCGATTATGGCGGGGGCTTTTCCTGTTACTTCTTCTGCTGTCCTGCTATCTGCTGGTACTTCTCAATCAAGAGACGTTCTACCCACGGCGGCGGCGTTCTGCTCCCTGATTCGTAATTGCTCAGCGTTCGGACTGGTATGCCGATGACTTCCTCGGCCTGCTTCTGGGTCAGGCCAGCGGCCTGCCGTGCTTCTTTCAGCTTGCTTTCTTCAACCATTCGCGCGCCCCTCCCTGTCCTTGTTGAGCCTGTACTTGACCTCGTTGCTGATGCAGTCATCGACACGCGCCTTGATTCGTTCGAGCAGGCCGTCACGGTCTTCAAGGTCATATTCGTTCAAGTAGAGATCAATCGTGACCTGTCCCCACGTTCCTGCCCTGTCAATCTCTACGGCGGCGCGCGTCCTTACAAAATCCGTAACATCAATCCAGCCGCCTGTTTCCATAGCGTCGCCTTTGATTTCATACAGCGGGGCAAAATAGCATTCCCCGAACTTGTACACGGTATCCCCGTCTTTGATGGCAAGGGTATTGCATTCCTGTGCATCTTCGTGACAGTAATACCGCTCCCCGTTGATGTCGTGCGTTACATTAAAAGGGGAGCACGGGCAGTTAACGTGCCTGTTAGTTTCATACCCGTGCTGTTTATCCAGCTTTAGGCTTGTTGTTTTGGCTGTTCTCATCGTTGTACCTCCTTTGCCTTTTTCGGCTGTCCCTTTATCTTTTCTACACTTATAGTATAACTCATTGGGTTAGTTCTGTCAACCCCATTGAGTTAGTTTTTTCTGTACAGATTACGTACACAATAGGGCGCCTTGATGCGGGGCGCCCGTTTTCGCACGTCAAAAAAAGCCGTATGCATAAACCCTAGGGCCTGCATACGGCTTAATTTTTATACAGCTGTCGGTATTCTGATAACCATTTTCATGGCAAACTGTTTTCAAAATGGCAAACTTTTTAGCTGTCCCCTGCATCACAAACCCTTATATTTCAAGGGTTTTCGGGGTCAATTTTCATGTTCCCACTCTTCACTAAACAACCTTAAATTAACTATTTCATGATACCACAAAAGCCTCTGC